GGTCGAGGCCGCCAATAACATTGAAGTCTGATTGGACTGGCGTAAGGCCAGGAAAGCCAATTGTGATCGACGTTGAGCTATTCGTGACATTCGGCTTAAAGCGAATGACTTGACCGTCTGTATACGCGCTTGGTAATGGCCCGGCGATAGGTGTTACCACATACGCATCCGCAGAACCGGAATCAGTGTATAATGTACTTGTGATGTCGCCAGCGTTTATGACGTTGGTTTGCTTGTAAACCTGAACATCATTATTGGTATCGATGGTAAGCGAGTAGTTTCCAGCTACCTCCAATGCAACAGGAGAGCCGTTTAACTGCGGATTACCACCGGCATTGGTTCGGATAGGCTGAGAAATAGGAACAAGCGTACCGTTTTCCTGTCGAGCCTGAACCTGCTTTTGATTAGCAGTAACGCGCGGATCCGTATCGGGATTGCCAATATAGATTTTCGCATTAAATACAGGATCACCGTCAAGCGGCTTGGTGATCGTTAATATTGGATTTGTGACAATTCCCATGATTGAAACCTTGTTGTTTATTGTCCTGGCTGCGGTTCTGATTCCGATTGCTGAGCGCGCACTGATTGACCAGCAGCGGTCAAAGCTTCGGTCGCTTCAGTCAGAGCTTGTTCAAAGCGGGTTGACCCCTTTGGAATCGAGGCAAGCCGTAATAAAGCGTTACGAACAGGAGGGCTTTCGTAAATCCGTGCTGCTGTTCCCACTGTTCCTCCTATGCCTAGCGCTGTCAGTGGGTCAATAGCAAGACCTACTGCGGCAGCAACACCAATAGTCTCTTGTCCTGTCGGTGTGGTCACGGCCGCTTCCTGAGCCCTCTCTGTAGCATCCAGCACCCTAAGAAGCCCGTTTAATTGCTTCTTATCCTCACCCTTAAAGAATGTACTTGTTTGCAAACCGCGCTTTTTCATTTCGGTTAGAAAAGCATTAGGAGTGAAGCCAGATCTGCGCTTACTCACATCCTCAACAACTTTTGAAATAATCGCTGATCGAGCATTGGCGCGACCCTCATTAGTTAAACCCTTATACAAAAGATTAACCTCTGAGGGCTTCTGGCTAAATAGCAATGTCTGGACGTTTTCAGGGGTGACATCGCCGCGATCCAAGACATTCTTAAGCCGTGATTTGGTTAACTTCTCAGCCTCTCGTGCGTACACAGAGTTAGCTTTGTTCCAGCTGTTAAATTCTTTGCCGGTTAAATTCTCACGAGCAAAGGACGACATGTCTGACTTCATCGCATTTTCCACGCGCTGAAGTAGAGACTTGGTGCGACTTGTTAGTTGTGTTCTGTCGGCCTTATCCACGCCCTTCAGGATCTCCCTAAAGGCCGTGCGATTCTCTCTTAGGCTCGTGAATGTCTGCGGCGCAGCATCAAGCGTATCAAGCAAATTGTCTAGCTCTTCAAGCGCTGAACCAGGGGTGATCACGCCGGGCCTTGCCAGCTCTGTGCGCACCTCAGTGGCAACCTCTTGAGTCTTGTTCATTGGTATTTCACCAACACCATCCAGCTTATTGCCGGTGTTCTCAAGTACGTTTCCGGCTGCCGTTTTAACTTTTGCAGACTGATCCTTCAAGCTCTGAACAATTGTGTCATAACTAAATTGTCCGTACTTCTCAGCCACCTCCTCAACAGCCTGAGACCTAAACTCCTGTTGCGCGCGACGCTGGCCACCAGTGCCAATAAATGGCACCTTCTCAGACACCCTCTGCGCGGTTCTGCCAGCAAAAGTCTCGGGCGGCAATACATCGCTAGTCATAACTGGAATGCCAGCCTCTGCACCTGCCTGAACAATGTCGCTACCAGGCTGCCCGCGAACGCCACGATAAACTGCACTTGCGACATCCTCAAGGCCTTTAGCAGCAGCGGCACCGCCACCAGCCAGTGCAACATCGGCTGCATCAAATTCACCGCCAGCAGCTTCTTGCGCAGCCTGTAGTCCAGCCTCAGTCCCGGCACTCTTTGCACCAACAGCCAAAGCGCTAGCGCCTCGACCTGCTGGCGTAAATGCGGCACCAATACCAAGGCCTTGCAATACATCGATGCCGGAAAGGCCTGGGCGGTTGATTACCGTGGCCGCGCCGGTCTCATTGTTGACTAGGATGGGGAACACGTTGCCTTGAGCGTCGCGGTTATACGTCACGCCAACATTAGGAAAGTTCTGCGTGATAATGTCTGATATTTCATTGGGATCTGTAGTGGTCAGCAAGACAGGCGACAAGGCGGCAACCTTGGCCTGATCTTCGCTGGCTAGCAATCCACTTTCCTGCAACTCTGGAAGCTGTTCAGTTTGAGGGGTAGCTCTACCAGCACCAGTGACAGCCTCACTTACTGTATCGAACAGTTGGCCAAGTACGCCTGGCTGCTCTGTTGGCTGGCCATACTGGGAGAACACTTGCTCAAGCTCCTGCTCAGTTGGCGGCTGATCACCAGTTAGCACCAGTGTTTGACCTGTGTTGGGATCAGTAACCTCATACTCAGGCATTAACGCGCCCTCACTTGAAATCGTCCAATAGTTTGAGCCTGTGGCGTATCCACTGCTGTTTCTACCACTTCAGTTTGTGGCTCAAAGAAATCGACACCACCATAAATATCATCCTCGGTGATGCCTTGTCTTTCAGCAAGGGCAACACGCTGGTCGTAAACACGTTTGGCGCTCTTTTTCTGCGAGTCAAATAGTTTTTTAGCTTGCGACAGGAATTTTTTGCGTTGACTTGGGGACAATCTTTCCCCGCTAACCGCCTTATTGTACCTTGACACAATCCATGCAGGCATGCCTTGCGTCTGCTCCGCAGTTGCAAACTCATTTTCCCTGACGACAGAACCTGGATCAAGCATCTTCATGAACTGAAATATGAGGGATATATCTCCTTGCGCGCTGTCCTCGGATGCGCGAATGCGACCATAGGCATCTCGAACCTTAACAAAGTCCTTGGTATTGTTGTCGATCTCTTTACGCAGGTCAGATGCAAACTTTAGCTTATCCTCATCACTCAGGGTGCCTCCGCCAGCCGCCTTTGCTCGCGCAACCTTCTGGTCAAAGGCAAGCCTGTCTTTCCTAAGCTGAAGATCCGACCTGCGAAGCTCTTCGTCGGTTTCAAATCTTTTTCCTTCGGCAGCAGCCTTGCGCTGTTCGACAAGGGCATCCTGCTGGGTTCGGTAAGCCTTGTGAACATCAGGCGCAATCGTAGCAACACCCAGCTCGACAGATTTTAGAGCGGCCTCAGGGTCTCGTTTAAACAGCTCCAAATCCTGAGTCATTTTGACCGGACGGCCACCAGCATCAGCTACTTGCTGAATGCCTCGCTCTAAATACTGTTCAGCATTGGCGGGATCAGCCAAGACTTGTGCATAAGTGCTTTCAGCAAACGCCTTGGTCTGCCTGTTGGCAAAGCCAAAAGCCTGCTCGGTGACCTTTTGAAACTCAGGATATTTTATCGACACTTCAGCCATCTTGTTTGGATCGCCAGACTGGTAGGCCGCCATAATGTCGCGCTGAGCAGATTCAAAGCGCGCTTGCGATGCCGCTCTAACCTCATCCTCTCGGCGCTGCTGCCCGTACTGGGTTGCAAACTGGCCAAGACCTTGAAGCCCCTGCTGAACCGCTGGCGTCCTGACATCGATCTCAAATGGGTTATATCCGTTAGCCATGTATCACCTAAAATAATTTGGAAAGTAAGCCGTGTTCTTTGAACGTATCCCAGGCATTTGAGAAATCAAATGTGGATAAGTCCGCAGCAACCGACGCATCAGCACCAAGGCCAAGCACATCATCTTCAAAATCTTCGCCGACAAGCTTAGGCAAAAAGCGCTGCTGAACGTCTTGTTCCAACACCTTGCCACCAAACAAGTCCTGCAAGTAGTCGCCAGTGTCTTCATCACGATAGCCGCCACGGCGCGCACTTGATTCATTCGCAATAATCGCAGCCGCTAAGGCAGCCCAAGGGCCAGCAGAAGCCAAGGCGCTACTGCCTCCGCCTGCTGACGATCCTGCTGCGCTGCCTCCGGCCGATGATCCACCACCAAAGAAAGATCCTAAGCCGCCACCCTGGCCAGAAAATTGGCCATAAGCCTGCAAACCTTGAAGTGGGTTAAACCCACCTTGAGGCTGCTGCTGTTGCGTCATTGTTGAAAATGGGTTGTACCCGTTAGCCATGTGATACCCCGATAGCATCGTAATCTACAGTCAGGTAGCCGTTATACTCTCTAACGGCCTCTGGGTTGAGCTTCTGCACTTCGTCAGCCATAACGCCTTCTGCGCGGCCCTCATAGCCCATTTCATTGGCCTGCCTGTTCCAATCCCAAGAGTAAATATTGTAGCCATTCTCTCGGCGCAAATACTTAACATTGTCCTTAAGGCGCGGATCAGAGAAGGCCTGATAAAGCTGGCCACCAACCTGAGCAGCGCCAAGTAAGTTACCAAAGCCCTGCTGCTGTCCTGATTGCTGAGCCTGAGCCGCTGCAATCTGGCCCTGTGCCAGAGTTTGGCCAATGCCTGCGGTTTGCTGGGCAATTTGGGGGGCATACGAGGGCAGTTGAGCTAGACTGGTCAAGCCGCCAAGACTTTCTTGTCGCTGCAAGTCTGCGCGCTGCTGTTGTTGGTTAAACGATTGCAGAAGTGCGTTTTGTTGAAGCTGCTGTGAAAAGTTACCGATGTCAGCAATTGTATTGCCTGATCGCAATCCGCCGGTAGCCGCGCCAGTTCGTAAAATGGCATCCTCACCAGCCTGTTGCGTGGCAAGAATGGCCTCATAAAGCGGAGACTGCCGAGCTTGAGAGATAAGCTGCTCTTGACTGACGTCTTCAGGTAATTGGTAGAACCCAGCTAACTGACCCAGAGCCTGCTCTTGATACTGACGAGGCACAGCCTCACGCTCTTTGAGGTAGTCAAGGGCCTCACGCTGATACTCAGCTTGTAGCTCAGAAGCTCGAATGGAGGCGTCAGCGGCACTGTCGCCACCACCACCCCCGAATAAGTCACCTACAAAGCTCATAGTTTCCTCGCGTATGCATCCGCTCTTTCGTTGGATGTGACGTAATGAAAGTCACACTTTTGAATCAATCTTGCGACACTTGGCCGACCTACCACTGCTAACAGCATTTTACACCACGGCATGGTTTCGCGCACGTAGTGAGCAAAATCGTCAATGGCTGTCTTTATGTGACGCAATCCGTCACTATTTGACGCAAAGTGACAGCTTAACCCGCCTTTACCTCGACGGGCGTATGAAAATAGGATTCGACCAGGCCCCTCCCACTCGATAACCAAGTGGTTTTCGTCAACAGGCAGTCCAAGCCAGTCATCTTCTGGCTGTTTAAATCCCGGCATTGTAATGTGCTAACACTCTTGCTGCGCTTAAGGCATCGTCATACAGGGCAAACTTACTAAACACATAGTTGCTTCTAAACGTTGTGCTTGATATAGCCTGCGAGCCAATGATGATGTTTCGTATGCTGCTAAATGTGCCAGTGTAAGCAAACGATGTCATAAACTGGCCATTGCGATAACGCCGGATTGTGGAGCCATCATAAGTTAACACGTGGTGACCTGTAATGTCGGATGTTGACTCTCCGGTCTGGACTGGAAGTCTGAATACAGTCTGGCCATCCCAAAAGCTGTACCTGCCTGAATTGTTACCGTCAAAGTAAAAGTCCATTGAGCTTCCGGCAACGTTGTTGCTGGCATCCGATGCAGCATCAGAGGCAATATTACAAAAGCCAGGGAATGTGGTGTTCTGCGATCCAGACGCCCAGAACTCAATGGTAAACGCGGTAAAGTTTGTAGTTGGGAATGTGCCATGAATGGCGCTACCAGAAACCGTAGTTGATTGAACAGCCCTTGGACTTCCGGCCACAATGGATGGCGCGTTAAGCGTGCCGGTATTCAAGTTAAGCGGGCTTGATCCAATGTCATCAGCCAGTGTGGTTCCGCTTGCATCTTCTAGGCGGTAATAGTGAATTGGGCTATCCGCTGTGACAATTGAATCGTAAGCCGAAACAAGATCAGCTCTAAACGACAGCCAACCTGTATTGCCTGTGCCTGTCACCTTAAGGTATATCTCGTTGGTGTCTTCGACATACAGCTGCCCAGGATTGGCCGTTACAGAGCCTTCGGGGCTTCCGGTTCCTGTCAGGGGAGCTGTTGCGCCAACTGATATATTGCCAGAACCTATCAAGCTTTGATTGTTGATAGTCCTAATGTTTGTGCCAGATACCAATGTATTTTGCTTGGCAGCAAGAGCAGCCACAAGACCGGCAATCTGGGCCAGCGTGTAGTCGCCACTTTGCGCGGTAACAACACCTGTTCGGCCAAACACGGAATCTACCGCACCACCACCTCCACCACCCTGAACCTCATTGTTCAGCTCTTCGACAACATCACGCAGCAGGATGTAATCTTTGATCATTACATCTGGAAGGTATTCACGAAGCTGCGCACCAGAAAGGTTTAAGCCTCGGATTCTCGTTTTATCAACCATCTATGAGTGCTCTATATAGGCCCTGGCAAACGCCATCTTTGAGCGTGTCGCGCCTCTGAACTTAATCGATACCCAGTTATACACGTGGCCAAAGCGACGGCAGATAAAGCGCTCATCGTATACGTGAGCCTGCCCATACTGCTTATCAAACTCCCGACCATGAGTCACACCTTCGTAAGTCAGTGATATAGACACATTGGCGTCACCAGCATCGTTATAACCAGGCAGCATTTCAATATTGATTTCGTCAATACTTTGACCTTCGAGTTCCAAAAATGGCGTGTTTAGCTCCCATTCGGCTATTTCTCCATAGTGGAGCGGATCGTTATCATCCAGTAAGCCAATGTTTGCATCTCGCTTGTCACCATAGACAAAGAACCCTAATCTAGGGTCCCACACCCCATGAACACCTCGATAAGTGCGAGAGCCCTGAACATCGGTTTTAAGCACCGACCAAGCGTCAGCAATACCAAACTGTTTGGCCAGGGTTAAGTTAAAGATCAGCGTGTCATTTGGCAAATGAACCAGAAGATAGGAGTAGCCTTCGCGCGCCCTTGGCTCTAGGATGGCATCAACCAACTGATTTTCACTGTACTGACCAATGATCTTTTCTACTTCGCGTGTAGCAATTCGATCAGAGTAGTTAACGCCCATTCTTCGGATAGACACGTTTTCACCGCGCTCACCCCCAAGAATATAATAGTCACCTTCAAGCTCTGCCTTAGCATCCTTACCAACAATACCAGCCTTTGTGCCTCGGGCAGGAATGTCAGTGAAAAAGAAGTTCTCGTTAGTCGCGTCAAAGACAAAATACTGTGTGGAGTATCGACCAAAGACAATGGCCAGGTTATCTGAGGTTTTATCCACAGCCACAATGTTGTCAGGGATAAATTCAGCAGAGCCGAATGCAGCTGTTGGAATGACACTCTCGTCCGTCAAGTCAGTGTGATAAAGCACGTCACCATCAGTTAACAGGAACACGCCTCGAATCCACACGCCGTCAATCGGCTCTCTCACGTTGGGATCGGTTACTTGTCTAAGGCCCGCTGTGCGGTTGTACAGCCAGAACTTTTTGTCAGCAATAATGCCTTGGTTATTAAACGAATACGGGAGAGAGGCGGTGTCAGAGCCTGTGATGGTGCCGCGCTCAAAGATAAAGCCGGAGGCATTCATTTCAATCAGGCGCTCACCAGATACTCGAAAGTGATCAAGAAGGCGTGAATTCCAAATGCCTCCGCGATCTCTCCCTCTACCAGTGGCAAAAGCCCTTAAGCCTGGCTCTTGAATCATATAACCCGCTGCGCCAAACATAGGCTTGGCCACACCGGTCATATTGACAGGCAGGACATCGTGGTAATCGGTGTCACTGCCTGCGCTATCACCTTTAATCAGGTTTATTGGGGTTTGTACCATTGGCTACGCGTTCTCCACCTCTAGCTTAATGTTATTTGTGTCAGTGTCGTCGGCAACAAGCACAACCTCGGTACCATTTGGAGATGCTTCAAGCCCTATTCTGGTTTGGAAGATAACCTCCTTGGAGGTTCCCCCTTCGTAGAGCCTTGCAAATCCAAGGTTCCACCTGTCATTAACGTGATGCCTCAACAGTGACTCCAGGGCGCTGTGAGTCAAGTAGCCTGATGATCTGATAGCACTAAACCTTAACACCTGACCCCTTTGGGATGTGCTTCTGGAGAATCCCAAATCATCCCCATTAACGCTGCCTGATGCAGTAAACTCCAAATTATTAAGCTGATCGTATGTCGTGCCATTATAGAAAACCGGCACTATTTCATAGCGGTCTGTGCTGGTTCCACCGGTTGGAAGCACCTCTAGTATCAGAAAGTTATCTGACCCGGCACCCAGAGCAACCGGAGTTAAACTTCCATCATCAAAGCTGCTCCATGATTCCGATCCAGAGCCTGGCGTTGTATTCACCTGTATTTGGTTTGAGGAGTTAACCCTTATAAACGCAACACCATTGGCAATTTCAATCATTGCGCCATCACCTGTCTGGGCGTCGTTCCTCTGCAACTGAACCAGTATTAACTTGCGGAGCCCGGCACCAAAGCCCGTGATCGTAAACGCGGCATTATTTGAGGTTATGGATAAGTCGCCATCAATATAGCGGCTGGCGTTAACTGTTGTGCTATTGGCCATGTCTCGCCAATCTATCCCCCTGCTATAACCTGTGGCGTACTCTATGCGATCAGCAACATGAACATCCCGAACCGTAGCGCCAGAGAAAAATACTTCAGCTATGCTAGCCCAAGATTCTCGGCTGTTAATTTTGCCTTGCAATGGATCAGACAGATTGGGTTCAAAAATATCCAGATCTGGCGTGTGGTAGCGACCCTCGGCAGTGCCAATGTAAACCCTAAGCGAGTCATTCGCACCATAATCGATAGGCTCTAGCGACAGGTAATCACTCTCGTCTCCAAAATCCCCCTCATGGGTAAAGTCAGCAGACAGATGGAGCAGGCGCTCAAAATTTCCACCAGAGTCCTCTGAGTAAACATACAGAGTTGGAAGAACGTCGGCCAGACTGGAGGCCGTCCCGGCCAGTCTGATTGCCAGATATGCGGTCTGCGAGGCTGGGTCGGTGTAGACATCTATGTCGCCGGTTGTGTTTATGTCGGCAGCAGAGTAATCACCACGGGTCGGGTAAAGCTTTAGCCTAATCTCTCCGTGTGTTGAGTCGGTCGCGTAATCTTCGTTCCTAACAACCGTATTTCTGCGGCCTTCGGGCGTCTCTGAAATGGTGGTCAGGAAGTCGCTACTAAGCGCGCTAATTCGCCTAACTTCGTGCGCAGGCAACACGAACCAGGCATGAGGCGATGTTGACCATGCGGTAAATGTTTCACCTTCCCACACAACCCAGTCGCCATTCTGCATGAACTCGCCAAACCTTCCTGACCCATCCGAGGGGGCATTCACAACGCGATAAGCATTCCCCTTAATAACGCCAGAGGATGGCAGTACGCCGTTTGATGAGGCGTCCCAAGTCGCTACGGCGGGGTTGATAAGTTTTACCGCATCAAAGGCCGAGCCACCAACTTCATCCAGACCGCCGATGGCATCAAACAGATAGCTTGAAATAACTGAGTTTTCTCTAGTCACCTCAATGGTTGCCGCAATGCCTGGTCTAACTATAACAGCGGATGTGTTTTGAATTACTGGGCCACCTGTTCTGGCGACTACGCGCAAGAAGGTGGTATCTCCCGTATACTCCACAACGAAGCGAATAACTTCTGGTACACCGGCTGCAACCAACTGATCAAATGCAGTATTTAATGCAGTGCTACCCGGAAGAGTTAATATAACTGGACTGATGCCGCCATTAGAGGTACAGCGTAGTCTATTGACCTGTCTTCCACCGAACCACTCACTTATATTGGAGCTTTGTGCAGTGTAGTTCCCCGTGAATCGGAAAATCTGAGCGCCGATACCTGTAGCATCCAGGCGAGCCAACGCGGTTCCGATATTGTTAACCCCGGCCAGAACACCAACGTGATTCTCTGTAGACTCCACCTCAGAGTCAACTGCTACAAACGCACCCTGTATAGCGGCCCTTAGCCTGTAAAGTATGCTGCGATCAGCCATTATGTGAACCTCACTACGTATTCTTCATTCACCCCAGCATTCAGGGGGCCTATTGTTAGTGCGTCATAAGTAACACCAGACTCCGTTCTGGAATCGGACACCAAAGAGAAGATGTTGCCAGTGCTTCCGCGCTGATAGACCACTTGGCTAAGAACTGTGTCAGTGATAGAAACGATCTCGTGTGTGTTTGATGTAAATATATGAAAATACTGGCCAGCCGAAGTTTGGCCCGTTGGCACCGTGATTGGGTCTGTAGGGCTGGCCACATCGGTTAAGCCAGAAAACACGACTTGTGCCGGATCACTTTCTGAAGACAAGCCGTAGCGCAAGTCTGTTGCAACTGGAGTTGGCGGGGTTCCGCCCCCGCTACTGTTAATGGTGATCGACCTATCCCCCGTGTCTACCGACAGGCTGATATTGTTTCCTGCAATAAGTCTAAAGCTTGTCGTGATGTCTGGGAGGGATTCCGGCCTATTGGATGTAATTGTCACAGTTCCATCTGCCTCCACCCCAACGTTTTGCCCCGTAAACCCCTCCGATGCGTAGGCTACACCCTGAACTGCGCCAACATTACCCGTAGCTGTCAGTGTTGGAACTTGCTGCGCAGGAATGCTGTACTCCGCAGACTGATCCAGAGGGCCACCTGTGAATGATAGCGTCTGCCCGGTAGGCGCAATGATAGATGCGTAAATAGGCACACCCTCAAGGAAATCAACCCCGCCAAACAACCCAAGACTAATGGTAAACGATGAGTTTGCAGGAACCGTAAAGCCAGCCGAATTAAAATCCTCCATGTAATTATACAGCGGTCGATTATCTGTATGGCTGCGATACCTTAAGATAATGTTGCAGCCGGCAATAGCAGATCCACCATTAGAAGTTAACTGATACCCCGTTGCCGTGCCAGACACGGTACTGGCAAAGATGAATTGAACAGTGTTGCCGCTAATGGTTTGGGTGTCATCAGTCTGAATGGCGGGCATGGACTGCGCAGAGGTCTGCAAAGAAACAGGCCTTTCTGTTCCTGTCGCCGGGTCATACTTAGCAGCAACAGGCTTAAATACGTCAAGGTCGGCAGTCTGGAAGGATATAGCCTCACCTGCCGCCTGAACCTGAACACCCCCGAATGCCACACCTTTGCCCGCAGCGGTCTGAATCATCTTGTCAGAGCCAACAGAGTCAGAGCCTTCAACTAGGGAGCTGGCCGCAGCCACGATTGTGCCATTGTCATCAGCAGCCCTAAGCACGGTACCAACAGGGATTGTCTGATCGATCACGCCCATGCCATCCTGACCATCAGCGCCAGGCTGTCCGCGCAATGCCACAAACGACTGATTGTCAACCCAATCGTTTCCAGCCTCATTGCGAACTTGGTACTGAGCAACCAAGTTGCTGTTATCCGTGAACTCAAGTCGAATATTGAGGGATGCGTCAGCGTTGTAATTGGTTACCCAAGTTGGGTTAGCCGTGGCGTAGGTGTCTCGGGCAGACTCGGCAGCCGCACGATCTGCGCCTGTAAATACGTTTTGAGCAGGGCCAAGCGTAAAGCCTGCACCACCACCTATCCCGCCTCTTGGTGGATATGGCATCTTAACCCCCTACTGTATAGCGCCAGTGAAACGCTTTTACGTGAGTTGCACCAGTGATACCACTCAACGTCATCTTGGATTGTCGAACCAGTGAGCCAAACGATGGTGGCGTGTAATCCGCGTTACCAGAATCCACGTCAGCCGCTTGAATCGTTACGGTATTGGCAGCTGCTGGAGTGAGAAACTGGTTAGGAAAGGCCGCCGATCGAAACTCAATAGTGCCGCCAGTTGGCGTAACCGGAACAAGTTGGCCATTGCCATCAAGATTGTAGAACTGGAGGAAACATTCACCGGCCTGAAACTGGCCGTCTACTTGTGACATATCCTCGGTGAAGTAGTCGCCGTCAGTGGTTGGAATGGAGTCTTGACCACCTGACGTTCTGAAAGGAAATTCTCGCCCAGCCATATTGAAGCCTCTGCGTTATTGGCGTAAATCCAGATTATACCACTACACAACGAATTCAAAAGACTGGGCGAAGGACTTAGTATTTCATGCCCTTTTTCATACCCATTTTCTTCATTCCTTTGCCCATGCCATTACCCATCGCATTGCGCTTGGTGCGCTTCTTCGAGGACAGGCCGCCATACGGGCTGTAGGGTTGTTTAGGCATAGTGTCCATGCCTCCAGACTGGGTCATATTACCCATTTTAGTACCATACATAGTGATCACCTTAGCTGGTTGGTATTGTTACTGTGAGTGTTGTGTTATCTGACAGTGTCAAGGTCAACACTCTTGTGGTGTTATCAAACGCGAGAGACTGCGGAGTAGCGATCGCATTCCTTAACGTCTGAAACGATACACTCCTTGTGGCCGAATTGCTACGGTCGAACACTGGGATGACATCGTCGTTCTGTATGTCTGAAGACCGCGTTAAATCAGGGATTGTAGCCATGTGAACCTCTTTGTTAGTTTGCCGGGCGCGGGGCCAGAAGCGGTGTTGCAGCTGGTGTGGGTTTAACAACCTCTACCTGATCGCCTGGCGTATGAATTCGGGTTAGCTCGCCCTCAAGCGTGCCGTCCGTTAATGTCGTCTGCGTAGTTACAGCAATGGTATTGTCGTCAATCGCTGTTGTGACCGTCGCGACACCGCCGCCAGGCAAGTTAAGCCGGCCATTAATCTCAGCCAGGAACGCGATATTTGTCCCAGCCAAAGTAATACCCGTTGTATCCTGCGAGTTGTAGCGCAGCAACACTTCAGTGTTTAGGTTGGTGCTGTAGATGTCGGTACCAACACCAACAACTTGATCTCCAGCCACAACAGGAGGGGGACTTCCGACTACAGTAAACAATGGGCCAGCAGGCTCGTAATCTTCAGTAAATGACTGAATCCTTACATCGCCATTAGCCAGGTTTACGCCGTAAATTGTGTTGTTGGGGCCAGATGTAAATCGATCTTGACCACCAGCCGGGATTACAGGCGGTGTAAACGGGGTCAGCGCATCAATGATCGTAGCAAAGGCGTACACGTAGCCCTCGCTACCGCTAATTTGGTGAACAAGGTTATCCACAAGGAATAAGCTGTCAGCAAACGGAATAGGCGAAAGAATCTGATTTGCCGGCGTGGTCCACGACGTAGGAGGCGACGAGTCAGACACAGGCCATCGACGCAAAAATGACGTGGCCGGGTTTGTGTTTCGACCAGCCAGGGCATAGAAAAAACCATTGTGAATAGCAAGGCTTGTTAACGGACGGTTATTGCTGAACTCTGCGCTTGTTGCGTCGATAGTCCTTTGGCCCCGGGTACCATCCAGATTGTACTGGAAGATCATATTGGTGCCTTGCTGCAACACATACAGACTATCGTCAGCCTCGTTGTACGCAATGGACTGAGGACTTGTTACCTCACCGGATATGTCTCGGTTAATGTCTTGAATGTAGCTTGAAATAATCGATGCCGAAGTATCAACAACAGGATTTAGCACAACTGTGAATATGCCGAGACCAACACTGCTGGCGTCAGCCTTTGAATCCAGGGCATCCTGAAGGCCAGGAATGTTGTCTATCGTACAGTCGCATGCAGTACCGCCGTTAGTGCCCCCATTGGTGCCACCTGACGATGCGTTACTAACATGGTTGAAGCCGAAGCGAGAAAATGTCTGCGCTTCCAGCATACCCAATTGACCACCATCCTCAACGTTGAGACGGTCGTCACGAGGCATAAATCTTTGGTAGAACTCATCCCCACAATGGTATTGATTACCGGCTCCAGCAGGCTGATATTGGCTCTGTCTGCGAATAGGAGGGATGGTATCGTACAGGCCTTCCAGTGCAGTCTTGGCCGTAGCAACAAGGTTGACTGAAGGTTGTTTGCCGAAGTAATCAGCAAGGGTAACAGCAAGCCCGTACTTAACGGCTCGCTCGTTGTTGTCTCTGATCCCGCTCTCGTCGGAAGGATCGATATTGCCGGCAGCAGACTTGATGTAGCCAATCCGCAAGCCTTTGGTCTCCCAAGAGAGAACCATTTCTTCCAGAGCAAGCAGGCCGTCAGCCATATCCTCCGGGGTTGGCTCCCTGGTTACTCCGCTGATACGAAGTAGAGCCAGGGATTCATTAACTAAATCACCTTTAGTTTTCGTTGCCATTTCTTACTTCACCCTTGGGCTTCTTTTCCAGCTGATCCAGAGAATCGACCCAACCATTGTCCAAATGCCAACTATACTCGTCATCGTGGACATTTACAGCCTTGATGACGTACTGGAGGCCGTCTGGCGTATTCCAACACTGCTCATCTTTTTTGGCTTTTCGGTATATGTGCTTCATTAATTATCTCCAAAAAGAAAGAGGGGCCGAAGCCCCTCGGATTAGGTCTGGTTGGACAGGATCATACCCAGCATCCATGGGTAAATTACCTGCACGTCAAAGTAGATCAACGTCTTACAGTTGAACACTTCGTTGTGCGGATCGTACCAGTAGGTCATACGCATAGGCAGACCGTTTTCAGTGGTAGCCTCGACGCTCTCTACGCCACCAGCATCAGCAGGCACTGGCAGACGACCAGGAATGATCACGGTCGACTCTGGAGTGTAGAACAGAGACGGCGCACTGGTTGCGGTGTTCAGGATGGTGATAGCCGCTGCATCTGCTGCTTGCGCAGAACAGTTGCGATACGGGCTAGTGCTCGCTGAAACAATTGAAGGCGCAATCACTGGGGCACCATCAGTATCATGGTTCACCACGGTGAAGGTCTGAAGCTCGCCGGTATCCTCACGAGTTTCTGGGTGCAGAGCGTTAACGCCAGCAATGGTGAACTTGGTATTAACCGGGAAGTTAGCACCAGTACCGGTATTGACGTTCAGCGTCATGTATCGGTTGTCTTGATACAGTCCGCTAGCCAGCGTAGTAGCCACCGTGTGAGACTGGTTGCCGTTCACCGTGATATTGGCAGTAGTCGTACCTGTCAAGTTCAACAGGTAGTCAGAACGCATAGTGTCGAACGTTGCCAAATCAGGAATACGGGCGCGACTGATAGCCTCACCTGTAAACGTCTCACGAGAAGCCTGGCCCAAAGTCTGCGCTACCTGGCTGTAGTCAGTGTTGGACAGGAACAGCTTCTTCTCATAGCCACCAAGACCTCGGTTCAACATCAAAGTCTCAGCGTTGATAGCACTCTGAAAATCAAAGTTGCTGGTAGAACGCTGAATCAATGACGCTTGTGTGTACATAGTGTTGTAACACTCAAGATCAACCGCGTTGGCAATATCACGAGCCATGCCGCGTGCTTTCTTCTCACGACGCATAGGATCACGAAGATCCTTAGTACCAATGCGAGACAGAATGCGCTTAGACTTGGTGCGATACACCGGGATGTTGCGGTCAATCAGGTCTTGGAAGTCAGCATCACTTGAAACGATGCCGTCCTGAACGTTGAAGCGGTACTCCTGTGGAATCCACTCTACATCCTGCTGACCAACACTGTTAGCAGTGTCGTTAACGTCCGCAGTTCGACCCATTTCCGCCTCCTCTTCCATGTTATACATGTCGAGGTCTTTGGATAGGGTGAAGTTGATGGACGTAGTTTCGGCGATCTCTTCAAAAAGAGTCGCCATCTTAGTTTTGGAAAAGTTATTAGCCATTTTCGCTTACCTATTTCTTAAGCTTAGCCTTGGCTGCCAACAATTTCTTGTGGTTCTTGAGGGTCGGGGCTTCCGCGTATACCTTGCGGGCGTTTTCGATCTCTTTGTGAACCGCATCAATTGGGCCAGAGCCAGCAATTTCAGTTTCAGGAGTCGAATCGATAGGCTTTTTCTCTCGAACCTTTATCTTACCTTCTGCCTTACGCAATACCTCTGCGACAGCAAATTGGTTACCAGTGTTAGCCGCTTGGTTTAGCTCGGCGACCAGGCCGTCAACTTTACCCATAGCGTAAATCGCTTTGGATACGTCGATACCAGCCTGCTGGCAGACACTGGACATACCCTGAATGATCTGGGATGCATCAGCGCCAGGGGCATAAGCTTGCAGCGTGTCGGCAACCTGTGATTTAACACTTTCATAATCAGGTAGCTTGCTCGCTAGCTCTTGCTCCTTGTGATAAAGGTAGAAGTCAGCCGCGTCGTTGTTGGCTTGTGCAGGTTGTTGAGTCTCCTTCGGCTTTTGCGCTGGCGCTTTCGGAGCGTTTTCATACCACTCATTCAGGCGTTGCTCATACACTTCAGGGTCATCATTACAGCCTTCAAGCGTGGGCTTAGCACCTCGCGCCGTCTTGGCCACCATATCTTCAAGCTGTTCAATTCTTCGGTTCTGATCTTCAATTACCTTGTTTTTTGCCTTTCTCTTCGACTCCGACTTCTTCCAGGCTGCATAAGCCTGTTCTTGAGTCATTCTGCTTTTAGGCTTTTCTTGGTCGCCTTCTACATCAACAAACAGTTCTTCTTGATCGGTATCTGAGTCCTGTGGCTGGATCTCATTCGCCTCATCACCGGACGCCACATCCGCTAATGGTTGATCTTGATTCTCTGGAGTCTCTGCATTATTACCAAAGTCCATAACATTTCCTCGTTGTATGGATAAACGAAAATGACGATTAAGCCCGTCATAGCTAAAAACTATTATAACATGACAATCATTAATGCCAAATCAGGGTTGACATATCACCATTTGGACTTGTTAGCCCAGTAAGCTGCGGACATCTTGCCCTTGGCAATGTTCTTGGCGTGGCGAGCCTTGAAGCTCTTGCGACGCTTCTTCTCGGACTCGCTCTTAGGTTTTGAGCCTGCACCTTTTACGCCCTGCTGGCCAAAACGAATGGTCTTTATCTTGTCACCTTCTTTGGCAACAACGACATGTGACTTGGTGGGATGGCTAGGGGTGCGCTTGGGTTTGTTGTAACCAGACACGCCTGCTCGCTCAAGCCTTGGATCTTTAGCCATTACTGCCCCCTATACATGGTTACGATCTTGGCCTGGTCATCTACCTGACCTGATCGAATCTTTTGTTGAGACTCTGCTATCTCAGCCTGTATCTTGCCAATCTTGGCACCTGACTCCTGAACTTTGGCCAGGGTATCAATGCGCTTGGTCTCAGCGTTGAACTGATCGACCTGCTTGTCGATAAGCTCAGCGTTAGCCAGCTTGTCTTGGGCCAGTGCCTGAATCATAAGTGGGTCTGGCTGCTGTTGCTGCGCTGCGGCCTGCTGTTGTTGTATCAACTGCTGGATATAATTCTGCTCTTCTTCGTTCTTCGGTTGCGGATCAATGCCCATGCTCAACATGATGCCAAGGTTTTCAAATCGAGCGATGCGACGCGCATCCTCTGTGCCCTCACCAGTAGTAGACAAGATGACGTTGTTCAGAATCATTTGGCCCTTGGGTGTAGCCGTGTCGGTGTACTGAAGGATCTCAAGGTTATCGTCCTTCTCAGCCTGTTTCATGGCCTTGTGAGTCTCACCAGCCTTGACGATTACATCGTACTTGCCTCGGGCTGCATTCTTGAACGGGCCGTACTGGCCATTCATTGGGTCAACAGCGTATTGCAGTGTGGTCACGCGACTGTATGAATCATCCGGGCCTTGCACTCGAAGTTGGCGCTGATTGGTGAAGTAGAGCTTTTGAGCTGCTGGAATCCATGCCTCGCAAGCCGCCTTAATCGTTTGCATGGCGTTTTGGAACATGGGTTGATAGCTATCATCTTCCCGGTCATTAACCTGTTGTATGGCCTCTGCTGAAGCGTTAGCCGGCACACTGGTTTGGCCTGTTCCGCCTTGCTCAGTGATGTTGTTGTTCAGGAAGTCGAGAGCACCAGCCAAGCCACTGCCAATTTGCGGCGGACTGTGAATTGAAACAGGGCCAAGATGGGCGATCTTGCCATTCTCATCCTTGATCGGATCGCTCAGCAGGTACGGATAACCTTCAACCGTCTTGTTCGCGTGCATTGTGGCGAAGCGTTGAACCTGCCCTGGCGTGTACTCGGGCGTCTCGGTCTGGTTCTGCGCCATGATCTCCATCATTGCACCAAAGCCCATGTTCAAGAATCGCTGATTGTCACGCTGACGACACACCTCACCACAGTAATACTCAATGCCATTAATGACTTGGTGGTATCCGTACTGAGGGAAGATAGGAACGGTTTTAAATGGGGTCTTAGTGGCCTTCTCAAGGAACTTGTTGCCGTCAAGTAATGCATACTCAACGTACTGCTCGTTTCTCTTAGTGATAGAGTGCTCACGCTCTTCCATCAGGAAATCAAGGTCTTCCTTGTCCAGCTTGTTGCCGAACTGATCAGTGATCTTGCGGCCAACCTTGCGCACCATCAAGTCACCAAAGTTATACTCAGTAACGCGCTTCTTCACCACCTCATAGTAGTGAGCAATGTAGATGTCCTTGGTGCCATCACAAGCCCAGTCGAAGTAATCCACATCAGAAACAGCGTGAGGGAACGACGAGATTGAATAGCCATACTCTTCTTCAAGCTCTCGGCGGTTAACGCGAACCAAGTGCCAGGCCTGCTTAGCGTCTCGCTTATCCTTACGCAAAGCACCAGCATTGAACACAACACTTGAGGCAGCCGAATAGATGGGTTTAATCTCTATGTGCTGGTAGTCAGCGTTGGGAGACTCTTCATCATCGTAAACAGCCACTTCCTTGAACGCACCAAAGCCGCCGTGAAACGCTTCATCAGCAGCATTCTGTAACGCCTCAACACCATCACTGGCATTGAAGTCATTACGCCAGCGTGACTGTAACAGCTCAGCATCCTCATCCACCGCGTCATCACTTGCGGTAATAATCTTGGCATTCATCTCCATCCGGTGATACTGGCCTAAGATTCGGTTGATCTGGCGGGCTAACTTATTGTTCTCTGGCTTTGGCTTGTTTCTGAACTGCTCTTCATCCGATCCACGCCATTGAGCCCCAGGCAGCTTGGCAAACTCAATATCTTGAATGACCGCTTGGTTCTTATCGTATGAACCGGCAATGGCCTGGTTAAAGTCTTCTCGGATTTCGTTGATTGATTTCATTGGCTTACCAGTGGTTAACTGTTGGCACCATGAGGCTTCCCGCGTCAACAGGCTCAGGCTCTAGGTACGTTGCACTTGGGTCGAAACTCATCATGGCGCAGTCTCCAAGGTTGGGCGACGGCAGCTTAAGCTTTTGCCCATCAGGCATTATTATACCCCTTGCCATCTCATCTTTCCTATAGAGCATAATCATACCCTGAGAATTGGGCTTTAGAGGTAGCCGGCAAAGCTCTGAACGTATCTTCTGTAGGCACTTGATACTACTTGAGAAGCTGACCAAGTCATCAGGGTTGTGGTACACACCATTCACGACAGCCTCATAGGTCTTCCTGCACCGCTCAGCCAGGCCAGCGTAGTTCTGAGCGCGCTTATTGCTAAATACATCCTTGTTTTTCTTTGAGTCGCGTATGCCATAGTCTGTGGCATCAAACTGCATTTCAGGGTAATGCACAGACTCAGACCCCTTAAACATGAAGGTTTTGATGGCCTTACCTTTGAAGTTGTCAGCCACCTGATTCCTAAGCGGCGCACCAAGGCCATCACAATCCCAACCAAATGAGTCTGCGCTGTTGGCGATAGCAAAGCCGCAAGCCTCATCAATTGCGGTATTGGCATTGGGTGAATCAATCTCCGCAGCATCGGTGAACACCACGCCATGTCTCAGCATTACAGCCTTGGCATCGTCCCCGGTGTCTGCCGGGTCATGAGTGACAACCTTAGCTCCCTTCGGCTCAAATCCAAGCTTTATATGCGCATCGATACAAGCATCAAACCAGTCAGCATCAATCAGTGAGTTTTCGACATCATCATTAAATGCGCCACCCCATATATGATTGAATCTGGCTTTGCTCATTCGGCCATCATCCTTTTTTTGCTTATCCTTCTCATATTCGGTTCTCAATGACTCATCACCCATAAACCAAGGATTGTCCTCAAAAGACACATTAATGATTAGATGGTAATCATCCTCATAATATCCCTGCCGATCAAGGTCAGCCTGGTACGGGATGATGAATTCTTTTGACATTGGGTCATTTGAGCTTTTGGGGTTCCATAGATACCAAAGCTCAGCACCAGGGACGCCGCGAAGGGTTGGGCCAAGAATATCAATGGCCTCTTGAGAGGTGTTGGCAGACTCTTCGAGCAAGAAAAACTTATACTCAAATAGTGACTTCATGTCCTCAACATTGCGAAGACCGCCGAACGATATGATCCCGCCGTTACGATGATCTATCTTCCACTTAGACTCAACCGGGGTAAACCCTGCAAAGTTCAGCTCTTTGATCCTGCTGTTAATGCCCTTGTATATCGACTGGCTTAGAGACTTCATTTGCTCTCGAAGGCAGAAGACACCAGAGCCAACCGAGTTGACCTCGCCAACCATAATATCCATGGCGGCAATAGACTTGGTTCCAGCCCGGCCACCATACAGGCACTTGTATTTCTTGTGCTTAAGTATGACCGGCTCAAGCTTTTCTGCCATTAAGATGGTCGGATCCTCATCGGTCTCGACCATATTGCCAATAGTGCCCTTCCAGGCCCTAATGATGTTGGCTTTTCCATCCACAACCTTATCCACAATGCCGTAGACAGACGCTTCAAGCTTGCCAGCCTGAGCCAAGACCAGCGGCTCTATGTGATCTATCCGTCTAGCCAGGCCCCGCACCAAGCATCTCCTCTAATCTCTCAATGCGTTCTTTAAGTTCGGTGGACTCTTCGATGTCGATATTAGACTTAACAGCCTGAATGAATATGGTGGCTACGTCTGGGGGTATGTCGCCGTTAGCCGCAGCTTGTAGGATTTGGGTTGATTGCTCATGTGCCGGCTTGCTGGCATCAAAATCAA